ATGAGCAACTCGCAGATGATATTGAAGATTTGATGGGCTAATGGAAACTAAAATAAAAATAAAAATATGGTAACACCACTAGGAAAAAAAACATTCGCTGAATATAAAGCAGCAATAAAGAAAAATGAAGTAAAGTTAAAGAAACTATCTAAAGTCCATAAGGTAAACTTCACACTTGTTGGGGATATGGAGGACGCAGAAATTAAATTAAGAACACTTATAAGAACAGGAGATGAACTTTATAGTGATTCAAGCGGAGTTATTAGAGAAGTTGAGGACGGAATGGCTGAATTAGATGGGTTATATACAGAGTTGGAAAGAGTAACTAAAGGAATATTAGAATTTCAAAATATCATTTATGGTTTAACAAAAGAAGCAGAAAAAGTTGCTAATGACTTGGGAATAAGAGAGGAGGAATTGCCAGGGTATACTGAAGCAGATAATGCAGCAAGTGATGCAGATGATAGAATATCCGACTTTGACTCAAGATTAAATGAAATGGATAATTACATTAATGGATAATGGAAACTAAAATTGTAGAATTAGTAATACAAGATGAAAATCAAGAGTTGGCTATTGACGCAATATCTTTAGTTACAAGTCCTGCTATTGAGCAAGATTTTGTTTACTTCGGAAAGGAAAAAAACAATCTAACATTTGCAAAAGTAGATGAGGAAAAGAGAATGTTAATTAGTCCTGCCTTAATACCTAACAAGCAAATCTTTAGACACAATCCTAATACTAATAGTGATTATTATGTTTATTTTTCAAAAGATACTGTAAGGAAAGCAAGTGAATTATATTTGAAACACAATAACCATCATAAAGCGACTTACCAACACCAAGATAGAGTGAGTGGAGTTCTGACTACTGAGAGTTGGATTAAAGAGGGTGATATGGACAAGTCAAAGATGTATGGTTTTGATTTACCAAATGGAACTTGGTTTGTAAAAATGAGAATTGATAATGATGAACTATGGAGCAAGATTAAAGATGGGGAGTTGAAAGGATTATCTATTGAAGGCTACTTTACAGACAAAATGGAATTGATGGCTGATGAAAAACCAAGTATAGAGGAAATTTTATCGGCACTTAATGAAATAATTAACGAAAATCAAACAAAGACAAAGTAAATCTATTACTAATTAGAAACCCAAATAAAAAAATTATGGATATTAAGGAGCAAATTTTGACAGCATTAGGTATTGAAAAGAAAATAAACCTTGAATGGCAAGCAAAATCGGAAGATGGAACAATATTTGTTTCAACTGCTGAGGAATTAGAAGCAGGGGTAGATATATCCGTTCTAACGGAAGATGGTACAACAATATTATTACCCGTAGGAACATACAAAACAGATGCAGGAGTATCATTTAGAGTTGAGGAGGAGGGTATTGTAGCAGAAGTTATTGAAAGTGAAACTGAGGAAGTTGAGGAAGCACCTGAGGAGGAAGAAATGGCAGTTGTTGAAGATTGGGAGGGAATGGAGAAAAGAATCCAAAACTTAGAAGATGCAGTTGCTTCTTTAAAGGGAGAAGATTTGGAAGAAGATGAGGAAGAAGAAGTAGAGGAAGAAGAATTATCAACTCCAAGCAAAACTCCAAGGAAAACAAAGACTACTATTGTAGATGAGTTTGCAGCAATGAAAAAAGAAAATGAAGAACTAAAACTTAAATTATCAAAACTTCCTGCTGACAGACCATTGAATACTAATAAATTTAGTAAGGAAATAGTTAAACCAACTAAGAAGCAACTCTCAAAAATGAGTAAACAAGAAAAGTATCTTTACAACTTATATAATTAAAAAATAAACTTAAAAAACAAATTATGGCATTATCAGTAACATCAAATTTTACGGGAAAAGCAGCAGGATTCTATATCAGCGCAGCCCTAAAAGAAGCAAAATCATTAGAGTTCTTAACTTTAATGGAAAACATCAAATTCAAGTCTAATATCCAAAAAATGGAAGGAGCAAATTTAATTGGAGATGCAACTTGTAATTTTGACGCACAAGGTCAATTAACAATGACTGAGAAAGTTCTTGAACCAAAGAATTTACAAATCAATATGGATATTTGTAAAAAAACTTTATTAGAGTCTTGGGAAGCATTACAAATGAGAGCAGGAGCAGGAGCACCACCACCTGCATCTTTTGATGACTATGTAATTTCTTATATGGGAGCAAATATTGCAGCAGGAGTAGAGGACGCAGTATGGAGAGGAAATAATGCAACTGCGGGAAGTTTCACTGGTTTTTCAGGTACAGTTGGACACTTGCTTGGAGCAGGAGCAATACAAGTTGTAGGTACAGCACCATTTGATGTTTTAAACATTGTGACTAATTTACAAAAATGTGCAGCAGCAATTCCATCAGCAGTTTACACAAAAGAAGATTTATATATCTATATGAGTCCTAAATCTTACAGATTATACATATCAGCAATTTCTGCATTAGGTTATGTAAATATGTACTCAATGAACGGAGATTATGATGCAGTATTTGAGGGGATTAAATTAGCAGTATGTCCGGGAATGGTGGAAGATGAATTAGTAGCAGCAGAAAAATCTAACCTTTTCTTTGGTACTGACTTATTAAGTGACCAAACAAGAATCAATTTGATGGATATGGCTACTTTAGATGGTTCAGACAATATGAGATTAGTTGCTCGTTATTCAGCAGGAACTCAATCAGGTATTGCAGCAGATATCGTTAGATTATCATAACAAAAACAATAAGGGGAGGAGTAAAATCTTCCCCTCATTATAACCTTAAAAAAATAAAAATATGGCTTGTACGGCATTAACGAAAGGTAGAGGACTTGATTGTAACAGAATTAGTGGGGGAGTGAAATTCATCTACTTTGCTGTATTTGACCAAGTAGATTCTACAACAATAGGAACGGGAGTAGATGCAGGTTCTATAACTGACATCGCAATGGGATTAAATGGAGGAGCACCTGCTGAACTTTATAGATATGCATTACCTAATGGGGTTGCTTCTATAAATGATACAGTTGTAGGTTCAAGAGAGAATGGTACAATCTATTACACTCCAACTGCAAATGTAGTTTTTAATCGTTTAACTAAGGAAGACCAAAATGAAGTTAAATTATTAGGAGCAACAAAAACAATAATTTTTGCTCAATTAAATCAACAAATTTTAGGTACTGGGCACGATGTGATTGTTTGTTTAGGTAGAGGGCAGGGAATGGAAATGAATGCAGGAACTATTGACTCAGGTGCAGCGTGGGGAGACAGAAATGGATACACTATGACTTTTGATGGAATGGAACAAGACCCATTCTATATGGTTAAAGATTATAATGTAACACCATTTGACAATATTGATGGTGGTGGTGCAATCCCAATCGTTTAGTAGTTTTATCTTAATATATTATAAAAGGGGTACTTAATTGTACCCTTTTTTTGTATACCAAATAAAATTGCTTCTTTTCTATTACATAATATGATACAAGTTAAAACACAAACCGACTTTACCTTTTACATACAAGTTATAGATAATAAAATAGGAGATACCCCACAACAATGGATTGCCTATTTGTTTAAGTTTACAAATGATATGTCAGGGGAAATCACTTATTGTTATCAAAATGCTCCAAAACCCAATATAACTAATCGATATGGAGAATTCACTTTCAAAGCAAGTCCAACTACTGATGTATATAATGGGCAAATTCATTTAGAACCATCAGGATACTATAAATATGAGGTATTTCAAGTGGATTGGTATGATGTTACTAACCCAAATATATCGTTTGGTTTTGCACCCGTTACAGAATTTGATATCTTACTCCCAGCCTCTGGTGCAAAAGGGGTTGTGATGGGTTTAGTTACTAAAGGAAAAATGTTAGTATCAGATATTCCAACAACTAAACAAGTTACTTACAATCAACACCCTTCTCCATCAGGAACTAATTACATTTGGAGTGGTCAATAAAAAAAATATGAAAAATAACATTTTAAGTGTAAATCTACAAACAGCAATATCGCCTATAATTACAGAGGTAAGGGGAGTTGATTATATTGAGTATGGAACAGATGATTGGAAGAACTTATACCCTCAATTCTTAATTGACTTATATTACAATTCAAGCACCCACGCAGCAATTATAAATGCCACAGCAGAAATGATAGCAGGGGAAGATATTATTATTGATGATGATGATACCAATTTAGATACTTATGTTAAATTACAGAAATTTATAACACACGCTAATGGTAAAGAGTCTTTACATCAATTAATTAAGAAAGTAGCGTTTGACTTTAAACTTCAAGGAGCATACGCAATTCACTTGATATGGAATCAAGAAAGAACTGAGATAGCAGAAATATACCATGTACCCGTAGAAAGAGTAAGGGCAGGAAAACCAAATGCCTTAGGACAAGTTGACTGTTATTATGTAAGTTCAGATTGGTCAGATGTTAGGGAAAACCCACCATCTAAAATAAAAGCGTTTAGTTCAATAGACAGAACAGAAGCAAGTCAATTAATCTATACGGGAACTTATTCTCCTAATATGGATGTTTACCACACTCCTGATTATATTGCAGCAAATAATTGGGCTTTGGTAGACCAAAGAGTCGCTGAGTTCCATCTAAATAACATTCAGAATGGGTTTAGTGGCTCATACTTTATATCATTCGCAAATGGAATACCAACGCAAGAGGAAAGACATCAAATTGAACAAAGTTTAGTTGATAAATTTGCAGGAGCAAGAAATAGTGGCAAATTCATATTAACATTCTCAGATGATAAAAGCAGAACTCCCGAGATAACTCCAATTAGCGTATCTGATGCTGATAAACAATATCTTGCTTTGCAGGAATTATTAGTACAAAATATATTAACGGGGCATAGAGTAACGAGCCCTATTTTAATGGGGATAAAAGCAGATAGTGGACTTGGAAATAATGCAGATGAACTTAATAGTGCTGCAAATTTCTATTTGAATACAGTTATTAGACCATTTCAGATTCATTTATTAGATACACTTAAAACTATCTTTTCTATAAATAATTGTGAGTTGCCAATATCATTTGTTCAATTAAAACCAATCACAACAAGATTTACTAATGAGGACTTATCAGATGTTATGACGGATGATGAGATTAGAGAGGAACTTGGTTTACCTCCATTGAACACAGATTTGAAACAAGATTTTTCTAAAGTATGTTGTTCTGAGGAATCAACTGAATTGTCAAATTGGATAATGGAGTTTGGAGAAGATATTGAAGAAGAATGGGAAATGATTAACGAGGAAGTGGTTGATGGAGAACATAACGACTTTAACTATGAGGAAGCATTAAACAAAAAAGCCAATACAGAACTAGCAAGAGCAATTGTATCAAGACCTAATGCAAAAACAAGAGATAACAAAAAAGATGGAGATGACAACAATCAAGATGGAGTCAATAAATCTTATAATGATTATTACAAAGTAAGATATGTTTATGCAGCAGACGAATCATTACCAAATAAATCAGGAAAAAGTAGGAGTTTTTGTAGTAAAATGGAGTCAGCAAGGAAAGTATATAGGAAAGCAGATATTGTAAAAGCAAATAGTAATGTAGTAAATCCAGGGTTTGGTCACGATGGTGCTTCATACAATTTATTCATCTATAAAGGGGGACCCCAATGCAGACATTTTTGGGTAAGAAGAATCTATAAATCATCTTTACGAGCAGCAACAAAACCAATTAAAGATAGTCAAATCATATCATACGCAAAAGCAAAAAGTGAGGGGTTTACTGCAAAAAAGAATGATAAACTTGTCGCAATAGCACCTCAAAGAATGAAAAATAACGGATACTACAATTAACTATGTCATACATTTTATTCATATCAGAAACTAAATTAAAGGACTCTACTGCAATCAACTTGAATGTTGATGTCAATTTACTTTTGCCTTATGTTAGACAAGCACAAAAATTATATGTAGAACCTAAACTTGGTACTACATTAACTAACCACTTGAAAACATTAATCACAACCGGAGATTTGAGTTTACCTATAAATGTAAATTACAAAACTCTAGTAGATGAATACATTGGAGATATGCTTCCTAATTGGGCATTTTACCACGCTATCCCATTCCTTAGATTTAAGATAGAAAATGGAAATATTTACTCAAAGACTTCTGAAACGGGTACTGCTATGAGTACAGAGGAGAGTCAGCATCTAAGAGAGGAAGTTTCAAATACTGCTCAATACTACACAGAACGAATGATAGATTTTATTACAAATAATCTTTCGTGGTTCCCTGAATACAATACGAATTCGGGTGCAGATATTACTCCTGATAGAAATGCATACTATAATGGTATGAATTTAGATAAACCTAATAATCAAGGTACAAGAATAACTTTACAAAATTTTCTTAAAGCAGGAGGAAATTGAGAGAAAAACATTATAAACCAAAATTGGCTAATCTTTGCAAGTTAAAAAAATACTTAAAAAAGAAGCCTAAAAATAACCCTAATGAAATCAGTGCAAGATACAATACAAGTAGGAATAGCAAATAGTACAGCAATAGCGTTTAGTATAACTGAATGCAATGAACTATTAACTTTTATTTCTTTAATACTAGCAATATCATTTACAATATATAAATTTGCAACTTATGAAAAGCGATAGATTAAGAAATATAGATTTGAAATATTTTACTATTTCTGAATTTGATAGTCCTGATGAAAAGGGCTCTGGGGAAAAAATGGATTTATTATTTTTGTTGATGTTAGATAAATGTAGGGATATTGCAGGAATACCATTCTACATTTCAAGTGGTTATAGAACAGAAAAACATAATAAGAAGATAAAAGGAGTTAAAGACTCAGCACATACAAAAGGATTGGCCGTAGATATATCGGCTGTTTCCTCAACTGAAAGATACACTATAATAAATGCTGCTATTAAAGTAGGGTTTAAACGAATAGGAATAGGAAAAACATTCATACATTTAGATACAGATTTATCAAAAACCCAAGAAGTTATGTGGGATTATTATTAACAAAAAAAAAGTAAAATGAAAAAGTTTTTAGAGAAGTACCTTATCGGACAAATGTTAAAATCAAAGAAGTTTTGGTATGCGATTAGTTCAGTAGTTGTACCTGCATTAGTAAGTTATTTAGGAGTTGATGAAGAAACAGCCAAAAATCTTTACTATGCAATTTTGACTTTAATTGTAGGGCAAGGAATTGCTGATGTCGCAAGAAAATAATCGCTTTAGATTAAAACCTCACGAGGTAATTGCCTTAAAAAAAATGAGAGACCAAGAAACTAGGAATGTCTTAGTTATTGGAGATTTACACGAGCCATTTTGTTTAGACAAATATCTAGTTTGGTGCATTGACCAATATTACACTTATAAATGTACAGAGGTCGTATTTATAGGAGATGTAATAGATAATCATTTTTCTAGTTACCACGAAACGAGTGCTGATGGGATGGGTGGCTTAGATGAGTTAGAATTGGCTATTAAGAGGATTGCTCGTTGGAGAGATGCATTCCCTATTGCAACCGTAATTATAGGAAACCACGATAGACTCATAATGAGAAAGGCTCAAACTTCTGCTATCCCTAGTAAGTGGATAAAATCATACAAACAAGTATTAGAAACTCCCAATTGGAATTTTGTAGAAAGATATGAATTGGACAATGTTCAGTATATACACGGGGAGGGAGGAACTGCTTCCACTAAGTGTAGGGCTGATATGATGAATACTGTACAAGGACATTTACATACTCAATGTTATGTTCAAAATTTTGTAGGCAAGAAATTTAGAGTCTATGGAATGCAAGTAGGTTGTGGAATTGACCACGATAGTTACGCAATGTCATACGCAAAGTATGGAAAAAAACCCGCAGTTGGCTGTGCTGTCGTATTGAATAATGGACAAATCCCTATAAATTTATTGATGCCATTGTAATTTAGATGAAAAAAAATCCAGCATTAACACTTTTTACAATATATATGACATTAATTATAGTCGTAATATTGCTTGAAACCCTATTTTAAGCACTTCTAAGCAACTCCCACACTTTTTTAATATAAACACCTTACAAGCCCTTATAATTACATAAGGGATAAACATACTTTTGTTAATATCTTTTTTAATAAAAGTGTTAATAAGTGCTTAGTTCATTAGACATTATGTATATTTACACCATCAAACAAATTAAAAAAAAACAAAATGAGCAGAATCAACAACATCAAACGGGATATATTAACAAGATATATCGAATGCAAAGTTATGAATGGAGAATATATCAAGGATATGATGGGAAAACCTTTGAACTATTGGGATTATAATAAAATTCTAATCAGTTATGAAGCATATTTAGAAAGTGATATTTACCAACCATCTGAAAATGATAAGGAGGAAATGCGTAAGGAAGTAGCATTACTCGAAATAATAGAACATACAAAAGTAGCAAGAAAACTAAACAAACAATTAAATTACCTAAAATAAACAAAATGAAAAGAGAAACTACCTATTGGAGAATGTTGGAAGCAACATCAAAACCCGAAGCAATTACATCAATAATAGATGTAATTAAGCACAACCCTTTATTTTTGAATAAATGCACAAGTTCAAACTTTGCAATAACCAAATCATTAGATATCAAAGGTCAAAAATTCTTCCTTGATAAATTAGTTTGGGAACAACTCAGAGATTTATTTATAGAAATAAAAACAGAATACTACAATTCACTAGATTATACAACTAAATTCTAAAAAAATGGCAATAGAAAAATTAAAATGTTATGACTTCTTCTTTTATCCAAATGGAGAATATACAACCAAATCAACTTGGCAAAGTCAATTATATACTTTTGACAATGATATTACAGAAATCAGCACACGAATAAGAATATTTGGAACTGATAAGCAAATAGATAAAACCCTAGATGACTATATAAATATTACGGGGTTAAATCTTGATGAATGTTTTACATTTGAAATAGAAAAAAAAGGTACTCATTTTTACAATAAAGAAACCAATGTAAAAACAGCCAAAAAATTAAAACATTACAAAACGCTTTACAATCAATCTGATAGAAAAGCACTAATCTTAAGAATGATATAATGAAAAGAAAAGAATTAGAAGATAAACTAATGGAAATGCCTGAATTGGAAACACGAATAGAGGAGGGATTAGACCATAAGGGAGGAGAGATTTTAGATATTCATCTCGAAGTGAATATAGAATCACTAATGGTTTATAAAACCCAAATATGTATTGGTGGAACAGATGATGATGGTATATATAGAAGCATTTGGTATGATTCTCATCAATTTGTAAAATGGATAAATAAGGATACCATCAAAGATATGAAAGAGAAACTAATCCAAGACATTGAACAATTATAATGTTAACATCTTTTTTTATAAAAGTGTTAATAATGAAAAGATATTTTTAATTTTACACTATTAAACAAAACAAAATAATATGAAAAAATCAGTAAATTTTTATGAGTTCAACGAATGGTTTGAAAAGAACAGACCAAACAACTTTACAAGAGTAGGATTAAGTGAATTATTCAACTACTTTGAGGAATGGGAAGAAGATTGTGGCAAAGAAATAGAGTTTGACCCTATTGCTATATGTTGCGAATACGCAGAATATGATAACATAGCAGAATTCCACCTAGAATATGACCACGAGGATTATCCTGATATTGACTCTTTATATGACTACACACAAGTTATCCCCGTAGGTTTAGAGGGATTTATTATTCAAAAATTTTAAAAAAAAACAAAACATGGAAACAAAAAAAATCAAAGAAATGTTCTACAAATACAATCTTGTAAAAGATACAGATGTATTTAGACACCAACATTTTGTAATTCTAACCCGTTCGGGTATTGAAAAAATCCAAGCACAAGAGGAGATACAAGTAATATTTGAGGTTATTAAATGTGAAACTAATTTTGCAGGAGTAAAAGCAATTGCAACAAAAGAAAATAAAACAATTCAAACTTATGGCTCAGCACTTAAAGGGGAGGGGTTTAAGGATGGAAACTGCAATACTTGGTATGTATTAGAGATGGCAGAAAAAAGAGCATTAGCAAGGGCAATATTAAAGTTGCTCAATCTATATGAAATAAATGTCAAGTCGGAAGATGAGGCAGACGATTTTAAAAAGAACTAATGGTAGAAATATTCAAATTGATGGATGAAAATATTAAAATTTTAGAAAATTTAATTAAAAAAAGCCCTGCAAAAACAGGCACTATAAAAATGAAAACAGAAGTAAAAGTTGTATCAGGAATTTTAGCACCTAACATTGCTGCAAATGTTAAAGGGAAGTTGTATCTAGTCGAGGAGCAAATGAAAGGGGACTACAAGTACCTTATATTACAAAATGATGATGGTATTAGATTTGGTGTAAAAGCATCAGACTGCGAAATAATCAAAGAAGTTAAACCAAAAACAAAAAAGAAATAATGGATATAAATGGAAAATTAGTGGAAATTTTACCACTTAAATCGGGAATAAGTAAAAAGACAGAAAAGGAATGGCAATCACAATCTATAATAATAGACAATGGAGATGATTTTAATAATCTAATTTGTGTTGAAGCATTTGGAGACAAAGTAAAATCATTAAGAAATTTGAAAATTGGAGACCAAATGACTATCCTTGTAAATCTATACTCACAGAAATGGGGAGATAATTGGTACAATAAAATTAATGGATACCATTTTGCTGTGAAAGATAGAGACCTATTAGAGAATAAGGATACTATGCAGAATGGGGATACAGATATGCCATTTTAATATGGATAATTCAGAAGATAACTTTAAAATCCTATGCAACCTCACTACAAAAGTAATGGGGTTGCCTAAAGGTTCTCTCTCACTCAAAAGCAGAAAACGAAATCTACAAGTTGCCCGTTCATCAGCAGGAGTGATAGCAAGAATACAAGATGATACTTCACAAACTACAATTGCTAAAGTTTTAAATAGAGACAGAAGTCTTATATATCATTATGAAAAATATCATAAGTATAACTACGCCACTTGTATGGTATATAGAAATACATTCAATAAAATCTATATGGCTTATAAAAATATGGAGGATACTAAGAAAGTATTTTTAGATGATGATTTTTTAAAAGAACACTTAGTCAAAAATGGAGTAATTGAAAACATTAAAGCACAAGTGCTAGTGGAAGTCAAAAGCAAAAAATCTATTTGTATTATAAAAACATCATACTTTGATTTTGCTAATCAATTACAGAATATCAAAAACGCAATGGATGGTTACCACTATAATATTAGTATTTTATAATGGATAAACCCAACTACTATGCTATACTATCAGCAGAAGTGAGATATGATGATAGATTGCGACCTATGGTTAAATTAATGTATGCCGAAATTACAGCCCTATGTAATATGAATGGAGTTTGCTTTGCTAAAAATAGATACTTTGCAAATCTATACAATAAGGGTAAGGGTTCAATTTCGGGTTATATTAAAGAATTGGTAAATTACGGGTACATAACAACTGAATATACATACAAAGAGGGTAGTAAAGAAATTGAAAATAGGTATATCAAAATTCTAAAGGGGGGTATATCAATTAAAGATATTACTCCCTTACAGAAAATTGAACAGACTAATACTATAACTAATAATACTAATAATACTTATAGTAATACTATTGTTAGATTCAAACCTCCCTCTTTAGAATTAGTAAGTGATTATTGTAATGAAAGGAAAAATACAATAGACGCAGAAGCATTTATTAGTTTTTATGAAAGTAAAGGTTGGATGATAGGTAAATCAAAAATGAAAGATTGGAAAGCAGCAGTACGGACTTGGGAAACAAGACAATACAAAAAACCAACAATGAGTAAATTAGACTCACAAATTAATGAATGGAATAAAGCAAAAGAATTATTATGATACCCTTAAAAAAAGAAAACCTAAAAGAATTATCCGTTAAAGTTTTAAATTTATTAGCGAAAACCTCAGTAGAGATTGGTCATAGGTCAGAAGCCAAAACATTAGCAAGTCTGAGTAAAATATTCTCGGCAGACCTAATACAAGAAAAAAGATTTGGTAATATGACTTGGAATCAAATTGAAGATGCATTCCATATAGGAGTCAGATTTGGAAAAGATGAGCCATTTTTGAATATTAGAACATTTTACAAGTGGGTATATGCTCACAAAAAAGTAATAGATGATGCAACTTATCAAGTAGAAACATTAAAGCAAAAAAATGTAAGATATTATCAAGAACCTATAAAACTTTTAAGATAATGGGAAAACAAAACAAAAAATTATTAGAAAATATGAATAGATTAGATAAGGAAATAGACTACAAGTTAATTGACAATATTGAAATAGATGGAATAGATACAAAAGACTATCCCGATTTTTGTGATGCTTATATTGTAAGTGCAGATTATAAAGGAAAACCAATGACTGATAAACAATTGGATATAATTAATGAAGATGGAGACTTTCAGTATGAATGTATAATGGACTACATATACTGAGATGGAATGGAAAACTATCATATATCCAAAATGTTTTGTTGATTTATCAGATGAACTTGCTCACTTAAGGACATTTCATTCTAAGAGTGTATATAAAAAGGGAACAGAAAAACATAGGGGGAAGCAAGAACACAGCATATCAATGCTTGGAATACTTGCTGAATTGATAGCAAGACATCATTTTGAGGAGTCAGACTTAGACTTTGAGGTTGCTAAATTAGTGGATGAAAAACCAATCGTTGGTGCTGATATTATTTTAAATGGCTTGGGTACAGAATATCTAATAGATGTTAAAGGAGTAAAATCAAAATCAGAATACCTTAGAGTGAACTATAAAGCACATAATAATACCAATAAAATCATAACTCATTATTTTTTCATTCAACCAATAACAAGAACTAAAGCAAATTATTGTTGGGTACCTCATAATGAACTTAATTCGTGGGAAATCGTAGATTCAACATATACAAAATGCTATCAAAAGAAAATAAATGAAAAAGACAATTAGTAAATTAAAAAAGGAACTTGACAAGTGGTTTAGTTTATATATTAGATTGAGGGAAGCAACTGATGAGGGATTGGTACAATGTTTCACTTGTGGTAAAGTAGCAGGATATAGAGATGGAATGCAATGTGGACACTTTCAAAGTCGTGGTCATATGGCCACAAGATTTGATGAGATGAATTGTCAAGTGCAATGTATAAAATGTAATATGTTTAGACAAGGGGAGCAATATAAATTTGCTTTAGGTTTGGATGCTAAGTATGGAGAGGGAACGGCAGAGGAATTACAATGGAAAGCCAAGATAATTACTAAACTTACTAGAGTAGATTATGAGGAAAGTATTAGTTATTATAAAGATGCTGTTAATAACTTAATAGAAGAACATAAAAACTAACAAATATTTTTCTAATTTTGGCTATGCAAAAAATCGTATATGCAAATCAAGAGCATAAATCTATTATAGATGTTTATATTAGTATGTGTTTGGAATTTACAAAAGAAGTCAGCACAACATCAAAATACAATAATTTTAAGGATGTAACCAATATCATTTTCGAGTATCATAATAACTATGGTAATGGAATAAGGGAGAACAATTTTTATGATTGGTTAATGATTATACCAATAAATTTGTCCGTTGCTTGTAATGGGTTTTTTGCAGGAATAGAAACAAAATCCAATAGAGCAATTATAAGAGCATACAAACTTGTATTAGAGGAAATGCTACAACAAACAGTAGATGCAATAGATAACATACAACCTGAAAATGACTGAGATTTATGATGAAATATCAAAATTGACGCCTAAATTCAAAGAGATAACTAGAAGATTTACTAATGATAAGAATAAAATAGATGAAAGTGTTCAAGAATTGATGTTGTATTTTTTACAGATGAATAAAGATATTTTAAAATCTATTTATGAAAAAGATGGGTTGGATGGAATTATAAGGTATGGAGCAGTAGCATTAAGGAGGGCAATAACAAGTAAGAGAAGTAATTTTTGGTACAAGTATGAAAAATACTACACAAATTTAGATAGTTATTCATTGTATATTACAAATACAGATAACTATGTAAGTGAGGACAATCAAGCCAAACATCTTTACAACCTCCCTAATGAAAAGATAATCAACCATAAATGGAAACAGTTGGAGAAAATAGATAATGCCTTAGATGAATTAACATGGTATGATAGACAGATATTCAAATTATATTATTATGAGGGAAATACTTTAGATGGATTGGCTAAAAAAACAAGAATAAGTAGAAATAGTTTGTTTACGACAATAGATAAAGTTCGTAATATAATAAAAAATAAAGTAAATGAATAAATTTTTTGTACCAAATAAAGTATATAATAAGAGGATAAAGATATGTAAATCTTGTGAGCATTATTTCAAACCAACGGGAAGTTGTAAAGTTTGTAAATGTTTTATGAAAATCAAAGCACGAATTGCACCTATGGAATGTCCTGAGGGGTTTTGGAAAAAATCCTTAGAGATGGAAAGAACATTACAGATACCAAAAGAAATGATAGAGGAAGTTCTTAGAGTATTTCCAAAATTGAATTTAGGAACAGCCAAAACATTCGAGGATAAAGCACAAATAATAGAATTATACAATACAATTTACAACTCAAATTATGCTACTAATACTAATTGCGGCTCTTGTTTACAATCGTGTTATGATGGAATAAAAAAGATATATGAAGAACATTCTAAGGATTAATACTATTGGGTATTAGGTGATAAACACTTTAAAGGAGATAAAAAGAAGTAATGTGTACACTTTTTGGGAGATAAAACAATACAAAGTAAAGATATGGAAAGAACATACAAGTCAATCAAAACTGTATTAAAACATCACATAAAGACGGGAGTCAAAAGTCTTTGGACATATAAAGATGATAACTTCACTATGATATATGAAGATTATGCAGGAGATGATAGGATTTACACATCAAAACAAATGCTAAATTTAATAAATGAATTGAAAAAATGACAAAATTCAAATGTAAATGTGGAGAGGAAAAGGAATTGACCTCTTGGAAAATAATACATAATGGAAGTGATTGGGTTGTGTCAGAGGGAGAATGTAAATGTGGTCTATATATGGAGCAAGTATATACTAAAGAACACGAGGGGATACCAACATTAAAAAGAACAGAGGATAGTTTGAGCAAAGGGGATAAATTATGGGCTGGAGCAAAAGAAAAATTGATAGGAGAGAGAGGTATTAATGACGGAATAAAATAAAAACTAATAAATTCTATAACTAATTATGAAACAACAGATTAAGATTTACAAGGTTAAGGGTAACCCAAAAAACCCTAGAATCATTAAAGACAAAAAATTTAAAGAGTTGGTAAAAAGTATCACAGAACTTCCTGAGATGCTAGAACTTAGACCAATTATCGTTGATGAAAATATGATGATACTCGGAGGAAATATGAGGTATAGGGCAGCAAAAGAAGCAGGACTAAAAGATATTTGGGTAGATACAGCAGATGGTTGGAGTCAAGAAAAAAAGGATGAGTTTGTCATAAAGGACAATGTAACCTATGGAGAATGGGATTGGACAATGTTGGCTAATGATTGGGATACTACAAATTTAAATGATTGGAGTTTAGATGTGTGGCAAAATTATGATGACCAAACCAATAAAGTAAATAAAGGAGATGAGAATTCAGAATGGGTGGGAATGCCTGACTTTGAGCCAAAGAATGAATCAATCAATATTGTTATTACATTTAAAGATAATGAAACAAGAGAGGACTTTGTAAAGAAAATTGATTTGAAACTAAGCAAGGGAACGGGAAGAACTTGGAGTACAACATATCCATTTGAGGAGAGGAGAGATTTAAGTTCATTAAGTTATGAATAAAATGAAACATATCTTATTTTGGAGTGAATACAATTCTAATATGAGTAAGGATGATTTTGTAAATCATAAAATAGATTTATCCCCGTTTCATAAATTATCTTTATTGGCACACGAAAAATTAGATAATGAAGTGGTTTTATTTACATATCAAAAATTTAATGATAGAATACCTAAAAATGTAACCATTAAAGATGCAGGGGAATATTTTCCACTTAATAATGCTTATGAATCCTTAGAAGATGGTCATAGTATTGCTCACATTTCTGATGCTGTAAGATTAAAATATGCTAGTATTGTAAAAGGAGTAGTTTTAGATATGGACGCTATTTTATTAAAGAAGTTACCCACAGAGTTTGGATGGTTTGCAAGTATGCCGGCAAAAAGAAGTGGAGGGGTTGCTCCAAAATGGGGGAACGCACACCCACCTTTAACAATACACGATAATAGTTGGAACGGACAAGAATTGGCTGCATTTCCAATAAGGGTAAATGAAAGTATGAAAAAACATATTGAAAGTTTATCACACCAAATAATGCACACTCTATTAGCACCACCGAAAACAAATTCAAAGGCTTGGAATTATGTAATATGGACTTTGAAAACTATAATGAAAAAAGATACTGATTATAAAGTTTTCCCCCCGTTATCCTTTTGCCCCGTACCTGCGTGGTTAGGAGCAGGGAAGTGCTATTCTATTCAAAGCCCAACAAAATTTAATGGAGACAATAAACTATTTGGTTACCCTTTACCACATTACAGAGATATATTAGAAAATAGTTATATAGTTCAACACTTTTTTGAATCAGCATTTGTAAAATCAGAAAAGGTAAGTGATAATTTTTGGAATGAACTACCTGAAAATTGCTTAGTATCATATGAAGCAAAACATATATTAGGAGATAACTATAAAAAAATACTAAATGAATACTAAATATCCCGTTTACATAATATCTAAAGGCAGGTGGGAAAATCCACAGACTGCTAATTTTTTTAAAAAGGATGGAGTTGATTTTAAAATACTCGTTGAGCCACAAGAATATGAGAAGTATTGTGATAGCATAGGGGAGGAATATATCATTAAACTACCATTCGCTAATTTAGGTTTAGGCTCACACCCTGCAAGAAATCACGCGTGGGAACTAAGTCTTAAAGATGGACACGAAAGACATTGGTGTTTTGATGACAATATAATGAAAATTAGGAGAGTTCATAAAGGAAATAAAATACCCTGCAATTCACTAAAAGCAATTAAAGTATTAGAGGAATTTACAGATAGATATGAGAATGTAGCAATCACGGGTTTTAATTACGGAACATTTGTAGTGCCTGGGAGTTCAGATAGAAAACCATTCTATATAAATGTACACGCATATTCTGCTTTGTTAATCAAAAATCATATGCCTTATCGTTGGAGATTAAAATACAATGAAGATGTAGATTTATGTTTGCAAGTTTTAGATAACAAACTATGCACCCTATTGTTTAATGCGTTCATTATAGATAAGACAAGTACAGTTGCTAAAATGAAAGGAGGTAACCAAGATGAATTATACTTAGGAAATGCACACGAAAAGAAAATATTGAAAGCAAGAAGTTTGGAGGAGATTTGGCCGCAATACTCTGAAACCAAAATAAGATTTAATAGACCACATCACTATGTAAATTGGGGGAAACATTTTAAGCACGGACTTGTGAGGAGAACTGATATAGATTGGGATAAAATTGAAGCCAAAAAATCAGACATAAAATTAAAAAAGGTAAAAGAAATAAAGAGCAAATCATTAAATCAATTCTATAAAGATAACAAATGAAAATATTAGTAACGGGAGGAGCAGGATATATTGGAAGCAATTTAATCAAATACCTAAAGAAACATACTAAGGCTCAAATAACATCAGTAGATAACTATTTTACGGGTTGGGAGTCAAATCATATAGAGGGAGTAAAGTACATAAATACATCAAGTTGGCAAATAAGTGATTTACCAAAACAAGATGTTGTTTATCATTTAGGAGAATATAGCAGAGTGGTACCCTCATTCAAAGATGTAAATTATCTAATGACATCAAACTTATGGGGAACAAGTAGAGTTATAGAACAATGTAAAATATGGAATGCAAAACTAATCTATTCGGCTTCAAGTAGTAAATTTGGAGGGAATGAAGATTTGAGCCCATACTCTTGGACAAAATCAAAGATGGTTGAATTGATTAAAAACTATAAAGAATGGTATGGATTAAAATATGAGATTTGTTATTTCTATAATGTTTATGGAAAAAATCATATATCAGAGGGAGATTATGCTACTGTAATAGGAATATTTGAAAAACAATATAATGCAGGGAAGCCCTTAACTATCGTAGGAGATGGAGAACAAAGCAGACAATTCACACATATTGATGATATTGTAAATGCTCTTAATAAAGTAAGGAGTATAGATATGAATAAGGAATGGTATTTGAGTTCTGATATAGACTACAAGATTAAAGATGTAGCCAAGATGTTTACAGACAATATAGAGTATATACCAAAAAGGAAAGGAGAAAGATACAATGCTGTTACAATACCAAATGATACAAAGAAAGTATTGAAATGGGAATGCCACAACGATTTAAAAACATACATAAATGGAACAAAATAGAACACAAATCAATAAAAAGAAGATGCTTCAAGCCCTAGAGAGTTCACTAGGAGTGGTAACTGCTGCATTAAAGAATACAGATTTATCAAGGACAAATTACTATAAATGGCTAAAGGAAGATGAGGAGTTTGCTCGTCAAGTAAAAGAGTTGGATTGTATATCACAAGATTTTGTCAAGTCAAAGTATTATGAATGTGTGTCCGATAAAGTACCTGCTGTTGTGATACACGCTGCAAAAAACATATTAGGATGGAATGAAAAAAATAGAATAGATATAACATCAGATGATAGTGCAATTCATATTCCATTGATAACCTTTTACGAAACTGACTCTGATACTGAATAAAAAATACAACCCACTATTTGATGCGTCTTGTAGGTATTTTATTATAACTGGGGGAAGGGGTTCGGGTAAATCTTTTGCTGTTACAGTATTCCTAACTTTACTCACAATGTCAAAGGGTATTAGAATACTATTCACAAGGTATACAATGGTAAGTGCTCACTTGTCTATTATACCAGAATTCCTACAAAAGATTGGATTGCTTGGTTATAATGACAATATGTTTCACGTGAATAAATCAGAAGTAATAAATAAAACCAATAGTTCAGATATATTATTTAGAGGAATAAAAACCTCTAGTGGAAATCAGACTGCAAGTTTGAAATCATTACAAGGGATTAACTGTTGGGTACTTGATGAAGCAGAGGAGTTGGTTGATGAAGATATATTTGACACGATTGATTTAAGTATAAGGGATAAAACAAATCAAAATAGAGTTATTTTAATACTTAATCCCGTAACTAAGGAACATTGGATATACAATAGGTTTTTTGAGGAGAAAGGAGTTGAGGGAGGATTTAATGGTATAAAAGATAATGTCTGCTACATTCACAGTACATACTTAGATAACATACAGAACTTATCAGATAGTTTCTTAGAAAGGATTAGAAGCATAAAACTAAATAACTTCAAGAAATATACTCACAAGATTTTAGGAGGTTGGCTTGACAAAGCAGAGGGAGTAGTATTTGACAATTGGAGCATAGGGGAATTCAATCCTGATAATTTACAGACATCTTGTGGTATGGATTTTGGTTTTTCAGTAGACCCCGATAGTTTATCAGAAGTTGCTATTGATAAAAAGAAAAGGATAATCTACATTAAAGAGCATATTTATCGTAATGGTTTGAAATTACACGATTTGGCTAAAATTGTAATTGATAGAGTAGGAAGCAAATTAATCATAGCAGATTCAGCCGAGCCAAGATTGATTGAAGATTTGAAGCACTTAGGAATAAACATCAAAGCAGTTAAAAAAGGAACTATTGAGAGTGGGATAACCCGTATGCAAGATTATCATTTAATCATTACACCCGAGAGCACAAATATTGCAAAGGAATTGAATAACTATATATATGCTGATAAGGGCTCAAAATTATATGTTGATAATTACAATCACGCTATTGATGGGATTAGATATAATGTAATTTACCATTTAGACAATCCTAATGCAGGGAAGTATTTTGTACAATAAAAGGGGTAGCAAACGGAAACTATTTACCCACCCCTCTTATTCTAAACAAAACATACAAATATATAACATTAAACTAAATAACCTAATTTTCTATTACATAATATAATGAGAGTAAAAATAACTAATGAGGGAGTCAAAAATGAATACAATCTAATTGATAGTTGGAAAGATGTTAATTTGGAAAAATGGATTGAATTGAATAGCATTGATAAAGATAAAAAAGGAGAAGAAGCAAGTAGTACAATAGAAGCATTGTCAAATATACCAAAAGATATTATAAGGAAATTGGACATCAAAGATGTTGCAGGTATATTATCTAAAATTGGAGAGTTACAAAATAAACAAGACACAACATTAAAGCAAATAATTGAAGTTGATGGAGTTGAGTATGGTTTTCATCCCGATATGGATAGCATAACTTTAGGGGAATATGCTGATTTAGAGAGTTTTATACAAGAGGGAGTTGAGGGTAACTTAAAAGAGATAATGGCTATCCTTTACAGACCAATAGTTGAAAAAAATGATAAATTTTACCAAATTGAGCCGTATGATGGAGATATTCGGCTCAGAGCATTGGAGATGTTGAAAATGTCAGCAGAACAAGTGCAATCAGCATTGGTTTTTTTTTATCATTTACTGAAAGAATTGCTAGAGATTATGCCATTATATTTGATAAATCAGACGAAGGAAATGATAGTGCAATCGCAACCGAAAGTTTCGCAGACAAATGGGGGTGGTTTGGAGTAATGCATAGACTAGCAGATGGAAAAATAACTAATTTAGATGCTGTAACTAGAACGAGCCTATTAGAGTGTTTGACTTGGCTAACTTATGAAACAGATTTGGAATCACAAAATAAAATAAAAAATGCCAACAAATAAAACATACAATAATGTAATAAATACTCTATGTAGATTAGGAGAGTATCATAAACAGATAAGTACAGTATCAACGGGAGATATATATGATATTGATTTAGAGAAAGGAACTAAATTCCCTTTATTGCATATTAACCCCGTAAATGTTACTACGGGAGATAGTGAGTTGGTATATAACTACCAAATATTCATAATGGATTTAGTAAGTGAGAAAGATAATTGGCAAACATACCAACAACAAGGATTGACTAAATTAGTAGATAGAAAGGATAACTCTCAGGAAGTATGGAATCAAACTTTAGAGATATGTAATGATTTTATTGGTATGCTTAGACATAGTACACAACAATCTTTAGCAGGAACAAATGATATTAATGCTCCTATCTATTTTACGCAAGACCAATTTACTATGGAACCATTCCAAGAAAGGTTTGACAATTTATGTTGTGGTTGGGTTTTCCAATTAGGAGTTAGAGTAATGCACGACTTCCAAACTTGTGATATACCCGTTAAAAAGGCAGGTGCAGGGTACTAATGCTAAAATTTAAGATAGGAAGATTAATAGTAGAAATAGGATGGAAAAAATTTAAAATAACAATAAAAATATAAAAAATGGCAGACTTAGTAACACAAATAACGGAATCATTAGATTTAAATGGCTCAGTTAGAGGAGGAACAAATGTAAAAACAACACAAGATATTGATGGAGTTGTAGAGAGGATATTAACAAGTTTTGGAGGTACGGTAACTGTTATTGCTACTTTTGCAACAGACCCTAGTTCAAAAGCAAGTGCAATAGATTTAGATAGAACAAGATATGTAAGAGTAACTAATTTATCAGAAACAGAATCATTATACCTTAGTATTAAAGGTGCCAATACGAATTCAGTTGTTCTTCCACCTTTAGGCTCTTTTGTAATAAATGGTGCTTTTTCTATTTTCTCAGGAACAAGTAATGCTACACCAACAAGACCAATTGAATCTATTCTGGATATAATAATTGAAAATCCAAGTGAAACAAATGCTAATGTAGAGTTGTTTGTAGCAGTTGCTGCTTATGTTGCACCTGAGGAACCTGCTGAATAATAATGTTAAAGAACTTTGAGAGATTTTTAGATAGTTTTGGTAAGGAAGTTATTTCTAAAGCCAAAAAAAACCTACAAGCAGGAGGAAAAGGAGGTGGGAATTTAGAATCATCTTTAAAAAGTAAAGTTATAAAAAATGGAGATGAGTATGTAGTACAATTCTCTATGGCTGATTATGGTACATTTCAAGATAAGGGAGTTAAGGGAATAGGAGGGGAAATAAAATCAGGCAAACACAAGGGTTCTTGGAGTGGTAGGAGACACTTCATAACTTGGGAGGGGAAACGAAAAGATAGTCCTTATAAGTATGGGAGTGGGAAAGGCAAGAAGAATGGGATATACAAAGGGATTGGCTCATTCATAAAAAAGAAAGGTTTACAGCCGAGAAGTGAGGGAGGACAATATATGTCTACATTGGGATTAAAAATAGCAATAGTAAAAGTAATATGGACAAAAGGAATACACGGTATTAGTTTTTTTCAAAACTCATTAATGTTAGGAATGCAGGATTTTTATGAAGATGCAGCAAAAGCAATGGCAGAAGATTTAAAAGAACAAATAAAAAAAATGAAATAATGGCAAATACTTTAATAACACAAGAACCTGCATACAATATAGGTTTAGTAGGTCAAAACTTATATTATTCGGTAACAAATGACCAAGATGTAGCAACAGAAACTAAGGTTAAATTTTGTGCAGAGGTTTACATAAGTAATGATGCTGCTGTTGATTTTTCTAACCCTGCTTCACCTGATTTTGTAGGTATTTTCAAAACAACTCCAAACAATACTGGAGTAGGAATGTGGGATATGAGGAATATTACAGAAACATATGTATCTTCTGATAACTTAGGAGCAGAGGGAAGTGCATATAAGTTACAAGTATCAGATAAGAATTATCAGCCACCATTACAAAACATTAACCAATATTCTCTAACTCGTAATATGGTAGGGAAGTTAAGAATTAGATTCTATACGGAATATCTTGGAGCAGACCCTAATTTTCCTAATGTTGTAAGACCATCAGTCAATACAGTAATTTCCCCTGAGTTTCTATTCATAAATGGATATGTAAAGTTCACAGATACAATACAAAGAGGAAGCGTTAATACAGGTCATCAATTTGATTATTTACATAACATAGGTACACATATTATGCAAGCAAGTAATTTAATGAAATATTTGCCTAAATTTTTGAGTAATGCTCCAACAACTACTTTTTGTAATATGGAAGATTATGGTACTTTATCAGCATTGATGAACGGAAAAACATTTACATACCTCCAATTAAGATATAGAAAAGATGGAATAACTATAGGCTCAGATGCTGTTTTTAGGAATACTTCAACGGGCGCTTGGACTACTTGGAATGGAAAATGTGAACAAAGAATATTACATTTTGGATGTTACCCTGCAAACCTAAGAGGTTGGAGTGAAACTTGGCAGCAGATATATCAAAATATGTATTGTGGTTCTATTGAAATAAGAGGTTACCTTCAAGCACAAGGTTCAAGTACAGTAGTAACAGAAGTACGCACAATAAATATAAATCCTCGAACACTAAAAGGTTATGAGCCTATAAGATTGAAATGGATAAATCAATATGGGGCTTGGGATTATTTCACATTCAATATGAAATCCACAAGAAAGATATCCACAGATAGTTCTACATACACGCAATTAGATGGAACTTGGAATGAGAGGAATAATAAAATGTTTGGATACAGAGGAGGTACCAAGCAATTTAGAGTAAATGCTATTGAAAAGATAACAATGAATACAGATTATATATCTGAGGATTTTAATACTACATTTGAGGAATTAAAGAATAGTCCTGAGGTTTATATGATAAAGGGATACCAAAATGATACGGGAGGAGAGGCTTTGACTAAATACTCTATCCCCGTAAGATTGACAAGTAGTGATTTTACCTACAAGACTAAAGCAAATGATAAGTTAGTACAATATGAATTTGAAATAGAGAAATCAGAAACACTTAGAACACAAGCAATATAATGATTGTACAACTAATTTTATTCCCTCAAAATTTTAAAGGAGCAGGAGCACCACTATCAGACCCACCTAAAGAATTTATACCTCAGAATGTACCCCTATCGCCTGGTGGAACCATATACAATAATAACATAACTCCAATAGGTCAGCCTAAGGTACAAGGTGCTTTGAATTGGTTCCAAGCAGCCAATTACCCTCCTAATACTTTTGGAAAGTATGGGAGAGTAATGAATCAAATAAATATCAATTATAATGGTCCCTGCCCTTCATTTTTACAATTTAAGGATTTACAATGTGGATTGTATTATCAATTATCGGGATTGACAATCGGTAATTTATATAATGTAGAATTAGGAGTTGTAGCATCTACTACATTTCCATCTTGTTATCCAATAGATTCATCACCCACTTGGAAAGTTTATCATTGTACGGGAACAACTATAAATAGCGTTCATACAGTATCGGGAGTTGGTTTACAAACTCATCAATTCACAGCAGTCAGTCCTGATGATGTTCTAATGTTTGATTGGGAAAACCCTGCTCCTTTTGATTGGGTAACATTATTACCACAAGGAGGATTGTATTCAGTATCAGTAACTAATCAAACGCAAATAAATAATTATGGTGATTTTGTAGAAAATGGACAAGTAATTTGCGACCTATATGAAGATGAGGATATCCCTATGACATTTAGTGTTGATGATTTTAAAAATGTAGCAGAGAGTGTTCAGTCATATTCAAAAGCATTCAAATTACCTGCAACCAAAAGAAACAATAGGATTTTTGACCAAATATTTGATGTTACTAGAGATACAACAACGGGTGGACTTTTCAATCCATATCAGAAAACCGAAGCAATACTTAAGCAAGATGGTTTTGTTTTATTTGAGGGTTATTTACGGTTAATAGATATTGTAAATTCAGAGGGGGAGATTAGTTATAATGTTAATCTATATTCTGAAACAATAGCCCTTAAAGATTTATTAAAAGAGAGAATATTTAGTGATTTAGATTTTACTGAATTACGACACGATTATAATAAATCAACTATAAAGAACTCTTGGTATGATACAAATGGAATTGATTTACAAAACCCATTACCTATAACAAGTTATGCTTATGACCCTGCATTAGGAGTAAACAATACTAATGTTTTAAAATATCCTTTTGTTGATTGGGCTCACGAATATGCTGTACAAGCAGGAACGGGTTATCCTAAATTATTGAATTTAGACAATACATTTAGACCTTGGTTGCAAATAAAATATCTAATCAATAAAATATTTGAATTCACACCTTTTACTTGGTCATCTAATTTTTTCAATACTACCGATTTTGAAAAGTTATTTATGGACTTTAATTGGGCTTCAAGACCAATATCTTCGGGTTCTGCTTCAATAGACCCTACTTCTCCAATTCGCTGTACTACGGGAGGTTGGATGCCCGTTTATTTTACCGATATAGATTTTCCACAAGAAGCAGGATATGATAGTAGTACACATATTTTTACTGCTCCCGTTGATAACACTTCTTATAATATTACTTGGGATATTGGTTATAGAAATGCCTATGGAAATCCAAATACTAATTTTAGTTGGGAGCATAGAGATGCATCAGGAACTATAATTGCTTCATATACTTCAAATCTTTGGTTTAGTAATACAGTCATTTGGTTTGGTAATTGGACGGGTAGTAAACAATTTTTATTGCAGCAAGGAGAAACGATAGCATTTGAAATATATCAAGCAAGTGCAGGAGGTACTAATTGTAATGCTCAATGGTTAAGTACAATGACTGTTATTGTGAATCAACAAATAGTAGGTTCAGATGTTTTAGCACAAACTTTAAGGGGAGATTTGAATCAATGGGAATTTTTGAAAGGTATTATGACTATGTTCAATTTGATTAGTATTGCAGATAGTAACGATAGTAGCAATATTATATTTGAGCCTTATGGAGATATATTTATTAAGAATACTAATAGTGGAACCACCTCAGATTTATCATTAGCGTCAAGAGGAGTTGCTAGAGATTGGACAGACAAGATTGATATATCAGAAATGAAATTAGCACCATTAACTAACTTAAATAAAACAACTGAATTTACTTGGGAAATTGATAAGGACGATTATTTTTATAATTTATATAGTACATCTGTAAATCACCCTTATGGCTCTTTAACTTTTGACGCATCAGGTTTTAATATTTTAGATGGAGTACAAGAAATATCAGGAAAACCTTTTGCTGCTACTTTATCAAAACCATTAATGAGCCAATTTCCAAATATGGTTGTGCCTACAATTTATAAAGTAGCAGATGACGGAACAACTAAAGGGTTTGAAAATGCACCTAGAATTTGTTACAATAATGGACGAATACCCTTAGGTCATACATATTACATTCCTGCTCAGAATGGACTTAATAGTGAAGACCAAGACCATATTTTACAATTTTCACACTTATCAGATTTACCAACGACAGCAAATTCTTTAGATTTTTTATGGGGTGAACAACAATATTCAAGTGCACAAATGGGAGCAACCTCTGTTAATAATCTTTTCAATTTATACTATCGCCCATATTTTAATGAACTTTATAACCCTGATACTAAAACTATGACTATAAAGGTTAATCTAACACCCTCTGATATTGCTTCATTTAATTTGTACGATACTGTCTTTATAAAACAAAGGGAATATAGAGTCAATAAAATAAATTACAAACCAAACGACTTGGCAGAAGTTGAATTCATACTTATCACATAATGGAGAATAGAAAAGCAGTAGGATATTTAGATAATGTAATAATAAAACCTTTGTCAGTAGACACATTAGGAAATGTAATATTTACTTCTGATGGAATTAATGAAATTCAGCCAAATGAGAATCAATGTCTTGCTTTTGGATACAAATACAATAAAGCAACGGGTACTTGTAGAGCATATAATTTCAATCCTAACTTAACAACAGACATAACCAATATTAGTAATAATGTCAATGGTATTGATAGTGATATAAGAACGGGAACTCAAAACTCTCAAATCAATGGGGATTTTAATACTATATTGGGCAATTCTAAAAATACAACTATTTTAGGAGAGAAAAATACTATCAATCAATATGTAGATAATTCAATCGCAATTGGATTTAGTTCAGAAGTTACAACTTCTAATTCTATTGTTCTCGGAGGAAACAATCCAACAGATATTTTAGGAGAAAGACAGAGCATACAATTAATGTATGGGTTACAAACTATCGCAGGAGGTACACTAGCAAGTTATCTAAATAATACGAATGGTAGTTTTTTTCAAATCCCTATTAATACTGCAATCTATTTTCACGCTGATATATTAGCAGTAAGAGTTGGGGGAACAGATACGTCAGGAGGAGGATTAGTAGGGGATTTTGGTAGTTGGACTGAAAGGGGGGTTGCAATTAACAAGAATGGAGTTCTGAGCATAGCAAGAGAAAGAGATACAGTACAGCATAGTGGTCATACTACAAATTGGAGACCAACAGCAGCAGTTTCAGGAACTAATTTTGTAATGAATGTAAGAGGACACGCAAATACGATTATAGAATGGACAAGTAATATAAGATTGACGCAAATGAAAACAAGTGTAACACTTTAAAATAAAGATATGTCAAAAGAAGTAGTAGAACTAGAGATAAAATCACAAGGAATTGGAAAACTTAACAATGAAGTTGAGGAGTTGTCAGAAAACCTTGAAGATGCAGGAAAGGATGCTAAAAAAACAGCAGAGGGTATAGATGACTTAGGAGAAGCAGGTAAAAAATCCAAAGGTGGATTAAAAAGTATGTCAGGGGGGCTTAAAGGTATTGGTACTGCATTAAAAGGTTTAGGAATAATTGGAATAATTGTTGCTGCTTTTCAAGCATTAAAGGAAGCGTTAGAAAGAAATCAAAAAGTAATGAATTTAGTAGATACTGTAATGACTACAATATCAACTACATTTAATGACTTAGTTTCTGTATTGACTGATGTATATGATAGTGTTACAAAATCTACGGATAATTTTGATGCAATGGGTAAAGTCATAGGTGGAGTACTGACATTATCTATAACTCCTTTGAAATTAGGTTTTTATGCAATAAAATTAGCAGTAGAAAAATTACAACTCACTTTTTATAAACTCAAAGATGCGTGGCCGGGCAATGATGAAAGCAAGAAAATAAAGGAAATAGAAAATCAGATTATTGCAACAAATCAGGAGGTGTTGAAAGTTGCAGAAGATGCAATACAAGCAGGAAAAGATATTGTAAAAAATGCAGGAGAAGCAATGTCGGAAGTAGGTGCGATTGCTGACCAAGTTGTAGATGGTATTAGTAAAATATCAGTAGCCAATAATTTGGAAATGGCAAAAAGTTCTACTGCTGCAAAAAACAATGCAAAATTAGCAGAAGCATCAATACAAGGTTTAATTGAAAAAAATGATTTACTTGCTGAAAAACAAAGGCAAATTAGAGATGATGAAACTAAAACATTTGACGAAAGATTGGCTGCAAATAAAGAACTTGGAACGATATTAAAAGACCAAGAAAAAGATATGTTGGCACTTGCAGATATTCGTGTAAAAGCAGCAGCATTAGAATTATCGCAAAATAAAGAAAATGTAGATTTACAAATTGCTTATAAACAAACTTTAAATGATAGGGCAGGAATTCAAGCACAAATCGGAGGAATGATGAGTGAGCAATTAACGAATGAAGTATCATTAAATAAAGAACTTGGAGAAGTAAAAAAAGAGATTAGAAATGAGGGATTAGATGGAATGGCTCAGGAACTAGCAGAACTTGAATCAGCACACGAAGCGAGATTGGAATTGGCTAGGAAAGCAGGGGTGGAAAGCAAAGAAATAGAGGAACAATACTTAAAAGATATTGCCGATATTAAAGAAACATACAGACTAGCAGATGAGGAAGCAGCCGAAGCAAAAAAGGAAAAGGATGAAGCAGAAAAACAAAAAGAAATTGATGATGCTAGAGAAGTAAATGAAGCAAAAGTAGATTTATTGAAAAAAGGATTGGAAACTATCAACTCTTTATTGGATGGTCAAATGAGCAGACTTGAAGCAGATTATCAAAGAGATATTGACCTAGCAAAAGCAAATGGGAAAAGTACAGAGGAGATAGATAAAAAATATGATGCAAAGAAAAATGCACTAGCAGAAAAACAAAAAAAGGTAAAAATAGGATTGGCCACTATTGATATGTTTACAAGTGCAGTTGCAGCATACAATCAAGGAATGTCTGTACCTCCACCTGCTGGATTAGTTATGGGACCCATTGCTGCGGGATTAGCAATAACTGCGGGGGCTGCAAATATAGCGTCAATTATGAGTACTCCCGTTGGAGCAGGAGGAGGGGGAGGAGGAGGAGCAGTCAGCACACCATCAACTCCAGAAACCCCTGCACCTCAAATGATGAGTGGTACATTTGAATTAGGGAAAGGAAAAGCACCTGATGCAATAAAAGCATTCGTTGTTACAGATGAAATGTCTAATAGTCAAAATCAATTAGCAAATATCCGTAGGAGAGCAACTATCTAAAATCAAATAGAATCAAAATAAATCTATTACTAAATATAAAAATAATACTATGACAACACCATTAGGTAAAAAAACATTTGCTGAGTATAAACGAGCAATAAGAGATGCAAAAGTTGAGTTAGAAAAAGCCAGAGTAAACAAAATAGAATTAACTCTTGCTGGAGATTTAACGAACTTAGGCAAAGGATTAACTGCTATCCTAAATAAAGGAGATACAGTGTATGATGAAGCATTTAAAGCAGAGGGTGAAGCAAGAAAAGTACTCCAAGACTTATCAGGTTCAGCAGATGAATTAAAGTCGGCAGCAAAATTGTTACAGTCACAAATAGATGAGGGTTTTGATAAATTAAACGAAGCAGAGGACTCAGCAAAAGATTTAGGGGTAGCAGCAAAAGATATCCCTGGATTTATAAGTGTGTATGATGTAATATATGAAGCAGAGGACGCAGTAACTAATTATGAGCAACTCGCAGATGATATTGAAGATTTGATGGGCTAATGGAAACTAAAATAGTTGAATTAGTAATACAAGATGAAAATCAAGAGTTGGCTATTGACGCAATATCTTTAG